TGCGGACACGTACAGTAAATCACGAGAATTGAATACTAAAGCATCCAATGGAAATCCCAGTTTCCTGCCACTTCATTTTTTCTTCTGTGACCACAAGGCATTTTTACCCCTGCTCGCACTTCAAAATCATCAGGTTGAATTAAAAATAACTTACGACCCAGTGAGTCTCGCTGGATTGACGGATGAAGAGAAAAGTATTGATGTGTACGGTAATTACATATTTCTCGATAAAGATGAACGAGAGACTCTCATTAAACGACAATTGGATCTCGTGATCACACAGGTCCAGCGGATGGAATACAGGCTTAATACATTTGATGGGTACAACACATTCGATTTGAGTTCGTTCAACCACCCCGTGAAATCGTTATTTTTCGGTTTCGATACATCTTTGAATGATTATAAAATCGATTTCTTTACGTTTACGAGTGCGGATTTACAAGTCAACGGCACCTATTTATTCGAAAATATGAAACCTAGTTATTTCCACACCGCACAAAATTATTATAAGTCTCAATACGGCGTTTCTGAATTTGATTCAAGTCGAAACGCTATGATATTCACGAGATATTTCGCATACCATTTTTGTATGAACGCATCGGAGTATAATCCATCCGGCTCGTGTAATTTCAGTCGCTTGGATAACGCCAAAATGATCATAAGGGGTGCGTCCGTCGGTTCTGGGAGATCTGACACTCCACCCGTATACGTGTACGCACTCAATTACAACGTACTACGAATAAAGGATGGTTTGGGTGGGATACTATTCAGTAATTAAATGTACTACGAGGGAAGACCCCGTGGTATACGTAATAATTATGCCCTGATGGAATCAGAGACGGCTAGAGCAATCACGCCGATGATGAACGCTGTGACGACATAATTCAATTCGGTTTCTTCACGACCAATTTCCTGTTTTTTTTCCTCGACATCGAGTTCTGCGACAGGTTTTTGTTGCTTGACTGGAGGATCTAAATCCTCCAGGGGACAATATGCTATCATTTATATATATTTAGAGATTAATTTCAGTCTTCTTCTTTCGTCTCGTTCTTTTGGGTTTAGAAGAGTCGACATTTACCTGTCGAAGCTCACCACCGGTCGAATCTCCCGAAATGGAGATGATATCAGAGACATCCTCATCCTCGTCCTCCTGTTCGATGGGTCGTGCTCCCATCGTCGTGTTCATCGGAGGAGGGGGTGGCATGGAAATTCCACCCATGAGACTTGAGATATCCAGACCGGGGCCCTTCATCTCATATTGACCCGTGCCGCCGACAGGTGCGTCGACAGATGGTTCCTGGGGGGAACGAGTCGTATTCTGTACAGCACTCATCATACTCTTGATGAGATCGGGATTCTGTTTCATGACATCGTTCATGTTTGGCATCACCGATTTGAACATACTGTTGGTCAAGTGGAACATCATCGCCGAGCCACCTAACATCATGATCAGCTTGACTTCTGGGGCGACGTTCACCTTGGTCCTGTACTTCACGTAGAGTTCCTCAAAGACGCCATCATAGTCATCCACATTCTCCATCACAGACTCGGACCAACCCTCTAACTGAATCTCAAAGGGGTTATACCTCTTGTTCAGGAACTCGAGACCGGTTACACAGGCGACGAGCATTCTCCGTGAGAATCGCACAGATTGGTCAACATCTATACTGTACGTGATTCTCTTGACCTCAGAGCGAAGTTCGTCAATGTTCGAATACGCGTTGAGTCTTTTATTGACAGCAAACCCCTTCTTCTCGAGACGCCCGAGTTTGTTGATGAGATCCGCCTTCTCTTCGTCGATGGAAGAGTACCCCTTTGTCGGCTGTTCTTCCTGTTGCCCAGGACCCATGTTCATGTCATCTTCAAAATAAGCCTGTTCATCTTCACCGTAGTCAATCTCCTCATCTTCCTCGGGAGCTCTGGGGGCAGTTTGTTTGCTGGGGTTCGCAAAGGCATCCATAGCTTCCTGTTGTACCTGGGGAGCGGGTCTAGCCATGTAGTTGGTGGGTCGTGGAACACGTTGAGGGCGAGGGGCGGATATTTCAATCTCATCCATCAGAGCCTGTTCATCCGCATCTAGTTTCATCACATTTGGGGATCCACGATCGATTACGATTTCTTCGTCCATCTACTCTCTATATGGAAACTAAAAAAATACCTTTAACGCAGTTTAGAAAAAAATATGTTAGTCTATTATAAATGTTTAAGCTTAACCAGCAGAACCGCAACGCTCTCATATCCATCGCCGTTTTATTGGTGATCATTTTTGCCCTGAGTGCGAACAAGAACGTCAGCAACTATCAGCCCATGCCCATTCGTATCAAGACTGTGAATGAAAAGACTATTTTTGATCTCGAGAATAAGGTTGAATGTACACCTGGTCAGGGTAAGGATGGTAGCCCTTACACCATGGGTCTCACGCCCGGGGGTATCTGCGGTGCTCAGCAGCTCGTCGGTGAACATGCCGGCTATGCCATCGAAGATGGAATCGGTGGATCTTTAATCTAAGCTACATATATATGGCTCTTGTCACTTCCCCCACTGGGTCTATTCCCGATCTCAATTATGAGTATCACACTATCACAGTTGACACTATCGGTCAAGAGAGTGCCAATACTTTTACTTGTTTTCTCAGTCAGCCCCTTAAGAATATTGTCCAGGCTCGACTCCTCGCCACTCGAATCAATACAACAGCAAACACTGAACACTGCTACATATCCGTAAAGGAATTAGACTCCATCTTTTCTGACCGTACATCAAATGTGTACGATGGCCAGTCTTCACTTAGTATGATTAGGGGTTCTTTTGGGAGTGTAGTGACCACGGGTACACCGGGAACAGTTGTTAATTTCAAGGATGAGTATACCATCGCTACTCAATATATCGACCCTATCCGTCGTATCGATCGCCTCACGGTAACCATTCGAAACCAAGATGGTGAAACCATCGAGAGAGCGGGTGCTGGTGATAAAAACTTTTTAGTCATTCGTTTCGTTTGTAGAAAACCCAATTTGTAATTTTCTCCCGTTAAAGTAGTATACCATGTCAGCAGGCATTGTTCAATTGATCGCTATCGGAGCCCAGGATGAATATATCATGGGGAATCCCGAAATTTCGTTCTTCAGTTCAACCTTCAAAAGGCATGCTAATTTTTCACAATCCATTGAAAAACAAGTCATCCATGGAGCGGTGAAAAACAATTCTATGTCCAGCGTTCAATTTGAACGTTCTGGAGACCTTCTTAGTTATGTATATTTTACACTCGATGATACCACTCAGGCTCTAGATATTCAGCGATGGGATACAATCATTGACCACGTTGAACTCTACATCGGTGGCTCCCTCGTAGATACACAAGATGCCATTTTCACGGAGAAGATTGCTATCGATACGTTCGCCCAAAACGTTTCTAAGAGTGCGAACGGAACGCATCCGGGTGTAAGCGCTCGTTCGTACTTCTATCCTCTCCGTTTCTTCTTCTGTGAAGGACCTCAGTGTGCCCTCCCTCTCGTAGCACTTAACTATCACAACGTTGAGATTCGTATCCATTGGGCGAATGCCGCCTCGAACTATAACGTAGAGTGCTATGCGAATTACTATTATCTCGATAACGAAGAGCGTGGAAACATTGCCTCTCGTAAACACGATCTATTGATTACACAGGTACAGAAAAACATCGCCTCGGGTACGATCGTACAGGATCTCACATTCAACCATCCCGTGAAGTATCTCGCATCCTCTGACACGACCACCGATGGCGCACTCACATCTCCGACGAACAAGGTGAAGTTAAATATCAATGGTCTCGATGTAGGCAATTACAGATGGGGGAAACCTCATTTTATCGATGTCGTGAATTATTACCACACAAACTTTGTGACATCCCCTGATTTCTTTTTGTACCCATTCTGTCTCTCCACGAGCTCGTTGCAGCCTACGGGTACACTCAACTTCAGTCGCCTTTCTTCAGCCAAGATCATGAGTGAATCAATGCCTATCAACGATCCTATATATGCGGTCAATTACAACATCTTACGTATCGAGAACGGTATGGCCGGACTCCTCTACGCGAATTAAAATGCTATTCTATATTAAATGGTCAAGAACTTGCCGACAGTCGAACGATCGACAAAAATTAGGTTCGGTAAAAACTGTGCCGAAGACCAGGGTGAAAATACGATCGTGTTCAACGCCAGTAATGTCGAGTTCGACGCGACGCAACCAGGGTCGGTGTACATCAGCCCTTTACGCCAAGTGCTCGATGTTTCCGATCGCCAAATCAAGATTCTCACGTATAACCGAATATCAAAAGAGATCACGGATTCGGGTGTGGCTGCCGTAGACGTTTTACAACCGAATTTACAAGCCACGACAAACCTCGGAAACACGACGACGAATACGATCGAGTTTAGAAACCCAGAAACGGGGTTCGTGACGACCGCAAATGTGGGTATCGCAAATACTCTTGCCTCACACACTCTAAGTGTTGGATCAAACCTCTACGTGGACGATGTGGCTTCGAACGTTCTCGTCGTGAACGGAAATACAAACATTAACGGTGACATCGTCGTTCAAGGAAACGCACAAATTGACGGTGTACTCACTGTGATTAACACTGAAAACCTCACTATTACAGATGCCATAATAGAACTGGGAAGAAACAATACAGTTGGGGATGCGACAACCGACCTCGGAATCGTCATGAACCGACCGGGTTCTAACGTCACGGTTGGGTTTCTGGAGGGTACGGACGAACTCGCACTGGCGTATACGGAAACGAGTGCGGAAAGTAAGACGATCACCCCATTAACATCTGAGACCCTGGATGTACACGTGTACGGTCGCGTTCTCACTGAGTCTAACGTTGGGATCATAAACACGAGCCCCATTCACACATTAGATGTGGGATCCAATCTTTTCGTAGACGAATATGGTTCGAATGTTTTGGTCGTCTCCGGAAACACGAGTGTTAGCGGTAACTTCACAGTGGACGAGAATACCCTACACGTGGATACTGAGAACGACTCCGTGGGACTTGGAACAGTGTCTCCCGACGCAAACCTCCATGTCGTCGGTAATGTATATATTTCCTCAAACTTGACTGTGGATGAAGATACCCTTCACGTGGATGCGACGACCAATTCCGTTGGTATCGAGACCAGGAACCCTCAAGCTAATCTCCACGTTGTTGGAAATGTTTATGTCTCATCGAATCTCACCGTGGATGAGAATACGTTTCATGTCGATACGACGACACATAGTGTCGGAGTCGAGACCAACTCACCCGATGCTAACCTCCACGTCGTTGGTAATGTGTATGTGTCTTCCAACTTAACGGTTGATGAAGATACTTTCCATGTGGACGCTGCGGGTAAGTCCATAGGACTTGGAACAGTGTCTCCCGACGCAAACCTTCATGTTGTCGGTAATGTTTA